CCCGAGGAAGCAGGTGAATATGCTGGCCAATCTGTCAAACTAGGAACAGAAGGCGGATGTTTTTGTTTGGATCCCCCAGAAAATCATCCATCACCAACTAATAATGCAGAGACTATCGAGAGGACAAGATATATAATGAGTCAGCTGCATGAATTAGAACATGGTGTACAATTTTCACCAACAACTATGTACTTTGATGGATTAATATTGGATAATGAAGACGATGCACAAATTTGTCTATTTTAAGGAGTGAAGATGAAAGAGAAATTACTAAGAGCAGTACGCGCAAAGCATGCTGCAGTTATGGAAGAAGCGCTTGTCAATATCGAAGTCTACGAAAAGGCCGTAGGTATTGGTGAACATCCCGATATTGTAGAATCAGTCGAAGCACAAGTCGATAAGTACGTACACGCACTTGAGATGGTCGAAGGAGTTGATAAGATTCTTGCTGCTGATAAAAAGTTTGTAATCGATGTGACAGTTGATGATTTTGAACCTCCTGGATATGAAAATACTGTGACAGGAACTACGAGATATTGAAATGTTTAAGGCGTTGGGTTTTTGGATATACGATACGTATAACTTTTTCTTCAATCTTAAGTACAATCCACTAAGACACATTCCAAACGAGTTTACACAGTTCATTCTGATGTTTTATTTGTCAGTCATGTGGACTGTCGTGTTTACTCTGTGGACAGGATACACAATTTATTTTGGTATCGGTAGTGTAGGTGGTCATCTACTTGTAATTGGTGCATTCTTTATTACAGCATTGACATTTAAAGATGCTGAAAAGAATGGTCATTTGTGGGTTAAAAGACAACCACCTATAGATCCAACGAAAAACAAATGTGTTTGGGATTTAGAGAAGGAAGGATGAGAGAAGTATTCATTTATTTTTGGGTAGTAGCACCGATTATTCTATGGTTTGGTATGCTATATGGAGATTACCTTGATGGTGAGTACAAGCCATTTTGGCAAAAGAAAAAGGACGGAGTTAATTCAGGAGCAAAGTTCGGATGAAGTATTTTTTACTATTCATGATTTTCCCGCTCATGTTATATGCAACAACTGTAGAGAGTATTGAGACAGAAGGGAAAGCAAGATCTAAAGATCAATCATTACAAAATGCATATATTGCTGCTCATTTTCAATGCAATCGAAAAAGACTGTGGGCAAACCTTGATACATTAGTTGTCAAAGATGTTTACACTAGCCAATATAAAATTGCAGGAGGTCGTAAAAGTATTACCGATTACTCCACAGTTGTAGAATTTACATGCACATCCGAGTATAAGAGGACACCGTCTGAATGAGAGATTGGACGGCAAAATCTATGACGAAGTTCTTTCGGTTCTTCGCTGATACATTTTTTGCTAAACGATACGGACATAGAGCAGTTGTACTTGAGACAATTGCTGGTGTTCCTGGTATGGTGGCAGGCATGTTGATTCATCTACGTAGTCTTCGTAAGATGGAACGTGGTAATGGTCGTATGATTACCGAAATGTTAGCAGAAGCAGAGAACGAGCGTAAACATCTCATGTTCTTCATTGAGATTGCTCAACCCAATCAGTTTGAAAGATTTCTCATTGTGATGGCGCAATTTATCTTTTGGCATTTTTATCTCGTGTTTTATATTTTTGCTGATAAGACTGCACATAAGATGATAGCGTATTTTGAAGAAGAAGCAGTACGATCATATGATGAATATATCAAACTGATTGAAGATGGTATAATCGAGAATGTACAAGCACCTCAACTTGCTATAGAATACTATATGCTAAATAAAGATGCAACGTTACTCGATATGGTAAGATGTGTACGAGACGATGAACGTAAACATAGTAAGGTGAATCATAGAATAGCAGGTTTTTGATGGCAAACATTGCAAATAATTTTAATGTACATCAACCTTTTTCTCCAGCCATTGGTGAATATAGGGTTGAATTTACGGAAGAAGAAGAAAAAACTATAAAGAAGTGGACTGATCCAGACTATTATATGGAAAATAGTTTAGTGGCTGATTGTGGTGATGGATCATATATCGCGAAGCCATATTCAACTCCAGAAGAACGTAGACATCATGTGATATGGCAAGATGACTTTCTCATTTTGTATGTAGGCATGAATTTACTTAAACAACCTGAATGGGAAAGTTTAGGACAAACAATCCGAGAGTTGGGTACTCATTACACAGAACAAATTGCTGGCATGACTGTACCTGAAGGCGCATATATCGATGCATGTGATTCATGGATAATTCGTAATCATTGTACTACAAACTATCCACAACCATATCATAGAAGACATTGTCATTCTTTTGCTTGGTTGACAGGAGTATTGTATTTAGATGATAGTCCAAATGGTACAGTATTGCATGCCAAACAACCTTTTTCTGATTCGTATGAACCATTTTGTTGGCAATTAAATAACAATCAATATAACGAAGATGAGATATTCGTTCCTGCGGAAAAAGGCAAATGTATTATTTTTCCGTCAAGAATAGACCATAGCATCATGAACAATGCAGATCTCAGTACTCGCCATGTTGTTGCCTTCAATTTATGGCCATACGGAAATATTAGTAATAGTAATGCTGCTCGAATGTCATATGAATATGTTCCGACTCGTGGAATTAACTCGGTGTCACAACCATATCCAGAAAGGAATAACTCATGAATTGGTTCAATAATATTATTAAAGGTCTAGAAAGATCAGTAGAAGAAAATCCTATAGATAAAGCTATAGTAGAAAAACTACCACAAGAGGGTGAAGTCAATAAAGTCTATGAGGCGAGATGGGTTTGGTATCACACCATTCTTGCTGCTGAGATTGCATTCACTAACATCCTGCTTATAGCAATCTTGTTTGTATTGGCATTCAAATGAAAAAATTTATTTTACGTATTGTTTTGTTTTTCTCAGTATATGCTATTGGTTTTATAGTAGGCACTGAACTGACAACTGACAAATGGGAAGAAAAATTAAAACTCGCGCTTGCTGAAAGATATGAGATCGAGAAAATTAAAATAGATGTAGAGAATACAGTAGCAACAAAAGAAGCGAATGAACATTTTCTACGAACACTGTGGAACACATGCATTAATGCTGGTGGTTTCGTTATTAACAATGAAGAAACAGGCGAGACAGAAATTTTTAAATGTTCAAAGGCAGGAGATGATAATGAGCTCACAGTGGCAAGGCGGTAAAGGTTCAGCTCGAAGACCATCATCTATTGATAGGGCACAGTGGGAAGAAAACTATCATAAGATCTTTGGTTATAAAGAAGAGAAAAAACGATGTCTGGACTGTGGTGAAAATTTGCCACACCATACCCCCCAATGCATCCATAAAAAACATATGAAATAATTACATTGCTATGTACATATCTTGTCCCATGCTGTAGAATGGGCCTTTGTTATGGAGATATGTGATATGGCGATGATGTTTACTAATACCCTCTCATACGACATGCAGGGACGCAAGCGCAAAGCTCGTAAGATCCGCGGCGAGGTCTATAAGAAGTATAATACCCCATCATTTCAACCCCTCCAGCGATCCAGTGGTCCTGTCAGACGCGATGAAGGTATCGTATATAAGTCTGTAGACGATCATGGTCCTATCGCCCATGCGCGACCAGAAGCTCAGAAATACACAGGCACATTGGTCAAAGGCATTGCAACGATGCACAAGTCTAATGCTGTCCCTGTGATCGACCAGGAGCAAGCTACCGAGATCTCGAGTATGAGAAGGTAGTTTCTTATAACAAAATAGTCTAAGAAAATCTCTAATCAAATCAATAAGTTGCAAGTGACCAGAAACTCTAATCAAATCAATAACTTAGAGGTGTACTTTCTCGGTCCCTGCTGTATAATGGTACCTGTAAATTAATGATGGAGCTATCAATATGCATGATGCTATTATTTGGATGGTGACTTACGAAGGCCAGTGGGATGGCAAAAAAGGTGAGTCGCCTTACACATACACAGCTTATTCTGCAGGCGCAGCGATGGAGTTGGTCGAAGAATTGGAACAACAATATCCAGATCGTAAGTGGAGAATTGAGGAGAAGGACGTATCATGAATACTAGTGATCTTATCCGCCACATCTTGAATAGTGTCGAGCATATGGCTAAAGAAGCAGACGATCGTGCGATCGATAATCCTAACGCACACAATATTGGTGTGGCCGATGGTATTGATCAAGTTCGTAATGCGTTATTTGCAATTGATTATGAGTGGACAGAGATGATGTCTGCAAGGAGTGAAGTATGACTTATAAGATAGTAGTACACCACGATGGTGTTGATAAAACTGGTAGACCGCTGGCTGCTGGTGATGTGAATTGTGTCGGCGGAGATGAAGTTCGAGTATTCTATAATAGAGAAGAAGCTGAATCTCTGTTTGAAAATTTATGGGATACCTTTCGCAGTGGTCATCCACGAGCGGATCGTTCTGCAATGAATTTTACAAAAGTTAGCCTTTATCGGTATGATGGTATGAACGCGGAAAAAAATCCAGAGTATACACTCATTCGATTCGCGCAATCACAGGAGAATATCAGTGTTGAAGTATGATGTAATGCCAGATCTTGCTTGTATTCCGATTGGTGGTACGAGTCTTCAAGGTCGAATCGAAATCTCGTACTATGAGTTGGTTCAAATGTTAGGTGAGCCTACGAGTTGTGAACCTTCAGCTGATGATAAGATTCGTGCAGAATGGGTCATCGAGTTCTATGACGAGATTGCAGACGATTATGCTATCGCTACTATTTACGATTGGAAAGAAGATAAGCCGATCGAATGGGTAACTGACTGGCATATCGGTGGTTTCAAGTCAAATGCAAATGGTTTTGTATATGAAATGGTAAAGGAATATTATGCCGAAAGGACGTAAAGCCGATCGAAAAATAGTAGAACAAAAAAAGCCGAAGATGTTTGAGCCTACGTCTACTTATGATGTGCCAAAAACCAAGCTCAAGAAAGGTGGTGTCCAGTATAAGGAGGGAGATAGGGTACATATATCATATACTGATGGTGATTATGAAGGTGTGATTCAAAACATCCTATCGTCTCAGATTATTGTACGCCTTGATGAGAACGATCCTAATAAGGATAAGTTCTTCTTTACGACAGGACTTAAACTGAAGAAATGCTAGAGAAACCACTCTTTCCCACAATGTTTTATGAAACGCAGATTTCTCAAGATCTGTGTTTTGCTATGCTTGAAGAAATAAAATCAAAACAAAATAGAATAGACACTGTGAGTGAAGCTACACAAATACAACCGCTTTCAGATTATTCTACTGATTTTGCCCATACAATTCGTATTGATCATTTTTGGGACTATGCTGTACCAGATCTACAAGAACAATGGAAACAATTTGGCAAAGAGATGGTAAACATCCATTCGTGGGTTTCGTGTTATACTGGTCCAGGTGGTCATCATCCATTACATAATCATCATGGTGGATATGATAACAAATTACATTATTCGGCTATCATTTATCTGTCGAATACTGGTATGACTGACTTCTTTAGTATTGACGCAACAGCAAATTGTGCTCAGCACTGTGAGAATTCAGAAATAGGCAAAGTAGTTTTCTTTCCGTCTATCATACCTCATCAATATAGATCTGAACATTATGATGGCAATAATCGTTATACTTTACCATTTAACTGTGAGATAGTAAATTTAACACAATCGTAATATTGGTAAGGTTTTAAAATACTAAATAATAATAGTGAGCGTTTTTTTGCGTGGAGGAAACGCTCATGGCACTGGAGAAAAGAGAGAAGATTGGTCTAGTAATTAGTTTAACAATCATTATTATTGTAGCAACCTTATTTCCTATGTTAGTTTTGGCTGCACCATCAGAGCATAACTACAAAATAAAACAGGGTGATTGGATGTATATGTTTCGCCATCGAGAAGGAATGTATGGTGGTGAGATAGGCAAGATGGTAATGGTAAAGGGACAACCGATTGAGATAGAATATCGTTATGCGGATTTAATCTCAACTCGCGAGAACCGAATAAAGTTTACTACACCACTATTTGAGTATAATGATTTGTTAGTAGAAGGAAGAATAGAATATAGAACCTTCGATAAGAAAGAAGATCATTGGAGATACAGATTCATTTTAGAATATACACCTCATCTCTATGGACCATTCTATCTTTTTGCCAAACTGCAACCACGCTGGGCATTTAAAGATGATGGCACTGTTTTTGATGCACGTGACCAATTAGGTATTACGTACAAACATAAAAATTGGAAAGTTACACCTTTCATTGAACGAAAAGGCATGGAAGGGTACGATAAAAAAATGACAGTATTAGGTACACATTTCGAAGTCAAATTCTAAATTGTGTATAAATATTGTTGTGATACCGGGTACACCGGGTCACACAACTCTACGCAGATAATCTGGTAGAGTAAAACAACAACCTTGCTTTAATAAAGGAGGCCGTTATGGTTAGCAAAGCATTTTCTTTTCCACGTTCACATTTCATTGGATTCGACCACATTTGGAATGATATCGCTCGTTTGTCCGAGATGTCTGACAACAAGCTTTATCCTCCACATAATGTAGTCAAGCAAGATGAAACGCATTTTTCAGTCGAATTGGCATTAGCAGGATACAGTAAAGACGATCTCACAGTAGAAGTCAAAGACGGTATTTTGGTGGTGACTGGCGGTAAAACTGAGGGAGAACAGGAACGTGAGTATCTCCACCGTGGTATTTCTGCAAAGAAATTCACGCGTACTTTTAGACTGTCCGAACATGTTGTTGTAGATGGAGCTGATTTCAAAGATGGTCTACTCGTTATCGACCTAAGAGTAGAAATTCCTGAAGAGAAGCGTCCTCGCCAAATTAATATTGGCAAATCTAAAGGCAAAAAACAACTATTAACTGAGGACTAAAATGAAACATACTGAGGTATTCCGAAAGCGCAACACTTTCGGACTCGCTATAGTAGGCGTGTTAGTTATGTTTGCATACACACATTCAATTCTATTGTTAGTGTGATTATTAAGGGCGTCAAGGCGCCCTTTTCTAGGAGATACAAATGGATATTTTAGGAATCGGAGCAGTCATGATGATTGCTCCTATCGCTATTGGTATCACTCTTATTGTTTCATATGAAGCAACAAAGAATATAGGTCTTATACTGACTCCAACCGAGACATCAGACGCTCAGCACGATTAGTCACTTGGCGATACCATAGTGAATCACGACCTTCGACTGCAGCTTCTTCCCAATTATGGTCATGAATAGCTGCGTTGAAGTTTTTAAATTTTGAAAGGCGAGTACGACCCATGTTAAACATCATGTTAACCAAGATTTGCTGGACTTCGTCTGGTAGGTCGTTAAAGTTCCCTCTGCCGTATAGAGCGTCACACTCTCCGATGGCAAGATCAAGGTCTGCTTCGAAACACTCCTTAACTCTTTGCTCCGTAATTGGAGTTCCAACTGGTTGTCCGTTCTCCGGGTCACTTTCGAGGACAAGGTGACCAACTCCAAACGTGGGGTAACCGAGGTGATCGTTGTAGATGACATATTCGACTCCTTCGTCGACCTTAAGTTGTTCGTATACAGCTTCACGATTCATTTACTTTTCCTATATTTTATGGTAGAATGGTTTACATGATGACAGAATTTTACACTAACGTTTCGCAGTACGGTAATCATCTGTATGTTCGTGGTTTCAATGAGGATGGCTCGCGAATGCAGCGTCGGTTCGTATATGAACCCTACCTCTTTGTTCCATCAACTACAGTAACTGGTTACACAGACATTCACGGCAATCATGTGCAGAAGAAACAATTGGATAATATCCGACACGCACGTGATTTTATTAAGAAGTACGAAGAGGTCGAAGGATTCAATGTCTACGGCCTCGATCGTTATCCTTATGTATTTATATACGACCACTTTCGAAACCAAGAAGTTGACACGAGCAAGATCAATATAGTCAACATCGATATCGAGGTGGCGTCAGACGATGGTTTCCCCGAACCTGAAGACGCTGACAAAGAAATTACAGCGATTGCCATTCGGCGACGTAATATGACAGTTGTGCTCGGTTGTGGTGACTTCAAGTCAAACGACGAGAATGTGTATTACATCAAGTGCAAGCACGAATATCACTTGCTACATAAGTTTCTCGATGTGTGGCAAAATATGGATGCCGATGTGATCACAGGTTGGAATACAGAGTTCTTCGATATTCCATATCTCGTCAATCGTATCACTAAAATCCATAGCGAAGAGATGGCCAATCGGTTATCGCCATGGGGTATCATTAAAGAAAAGCGAGTGTTTAGACAAGGCAGCGACAAGCAATCACAGACATTCCAAATTTTCGGTGTGTCAAGCCTAGACTATCTCGCTATCTACAAAAAGTTTCGACTACAACCTCGCGAATCATATCGTCTCGACTTCATTGCAGAGACAGAACTCGGTACTAAGAAGATAGACTACAGCGAGTATGGTAATTTGCACGAGCTGTACAAGAATAACTATCAAAAGTTTATCGAATACAACATTCGTGACACAGACCTCATCTTCGACTTAGAAGAAAAACTCGGCTTCATCGAACAGATCTATGCGATTGCATATGATGCAAAGGTCAACTACAATGACACTCTCGCTACTGTTGGTATCTGGGACGTGATCATCCACAATTATTTGATGGATCAGAATAAGGTCGTATCGATGAAACGACCGCCTAAATCTGATCGTATGATCGAAGGTGGTTATGTCAAAGAACCTATCGTTGGCATGCACAAGTGGGTAATGTCATTCGACCTCAACTCTCTGTATCCACATCTTATTCAACAATACAACATCTCGCCTGATACTGTAATCAACAAAACAGATGACTTGTTTCAAATCACCGCGAAAGCAAATGTCGATACAGTACTCAACGAAGAACTCGACTTGACATCGCTCAAAGAATATCATGTAACTATGACACCGAATGGCAAGATATATCGTAAGGATTATCAAGGTTTCTTGCCTGCACTCATGTCTAAAATGTATGACGATCGTGTGTTATACAAGAAGAAGATGTTCGAAGCTAAATTGGCAAATCAAAAGAATCCATCACGTGAACTCGAGATTGACATCAGTCGATACCATAATCTACAACATGCCAAAAAGATTCAGCTGAACGCAGCTTATGGCGCACTTGCCAACAAATACTTCCGATGGTTTGATAACGAGAATGCCGAAGCCATCACCATGGCTGGTCAGTTGTCGATTCGATGGATCGAGAAGAAACTCAATGCATGGTTGAACAAGATACTCGAGACCAAAGGTCGTGACTATGTAGTCGCGATCGATACCGATTCAGTATATGTGTCATTCGATAAGATGATTGAGCTAACACAACCAAAAGATCCTGTTGATTTCCTTGACAAGATTGCAAAGCAACAAGTCGAAATATTTATCGACAGATCATATCAAGAACTTGCCGATTACACAAATGCATACGCGCAGAAGATGATCATGAAACGTGAGAACATCGCTGACAAGGCCATATGGACTGCCAAGAAGCGATACATCATGAATGTGTATGACTCCGAAGGTGTACGCTACGACGAGCCTGATCTCAAGATGATGGGCATCGAAGCTATTCGATCGTCAACTCCTGCGGTATGTCG